GAACTCGGATTTCAATTTGTTCGGGTTCCTGTAATAGTATTCAAGAATCTCTATGTAACGGTCATATGCGAGATGTGCCAGATCATTCAACAATTCCGTTTGTTCTTGGTTCTCTTTTCCTTCGAAAAAAGGTAGCAAAGTGAAACCGAACCGACCGAGCATGTCGTACCTGAACGGCTGAGTGCCTATTTTAGCATTATAATCAGTGGTGTTATTTGCTGCGGTTTCCAGATCACTCCCGTTTTTAGGGATGTCGTCTTGACCGATTAAATCACCATTTGAATCGATTATTTCAGTAATTCTTTTTTTTGTGATTATCATGATAATGTGTTTTCACATAAATACTATAAAATGTCAATATGCACATCAAACAAATTATCATTCATTATCTTCGGCAGTGTCATCAGTATCATATTCTTCAATATCGACATATTCTGGATTTTCCTTATTCTCAACATATTTATTGAAGGTTTCCTCCGCATTTTCCGATTCTGCAAAAAGTTTTTCCATTGTCGTTTTAGCGGGAATTCCAAATTCCTTTTTAAATTCCCTGAAATATTTCTGCCTCTTTCTTTCTTGTGCTTTCAACCTTTTTTCGTTTTCAACAGTGTCTTCAAGTTTCTTTCTCTCTTCTTCTGCCGCCTTTTTAATCGCTTCTTTTTCGGCTTTCACCCTTTCGATCTCCAATTCAAATTCGGTTTTGGGTTTATTGGCGTCTTTAATCGGTTCAATGCAAATTCCGTTGAATTTGCCGACTTGATATTGATCACCGTCTTTAATTAAAACCAGATCACCATTTTCATGTGAATCGTTTATTGATTTGATTCGTTTTGGATTGTTGCTTTTTATCATCAAATCATTGAAGTAATTCAAAGCGTCTTCATATATTTTGAAATACACTTCATTATCCTCATTCATGGTGAATCCGTTCCAGACGAGCCTCGGATCGTAACCGCTCTTGTTCCAAAAAATGGATTCCTTGGGTTCCAAGACCATTGCCTCTTCAAAGATGTCGTCATCGAAATTTTTGAGTGTCAAATCCTCTTTCGTGAAAACCTTGTGCATTAATTTTTTATTCTTCTGCACCTTTCCAAATTCATCGGTTTCTTTTGTGATTTTAAATTCAGACAAGAATATTTTCCGCACCGAAGGGTCGAATCCGACCAACAAGGTCTTGACCCTGCTGTTGAATGCACCAAGATATTTTTCAACATTGTATTTCAGAGTGTCAGATAATTTATCGTTCTCAATAAGTTGAGACGCCAGTCTTTCTTTCGTAACACCTTCAATGGTTTCAGTAATCCAACTTGAACTGCTTTGTGATTTTTTTGTCCCTGTGTTGACAAAATACACAAAACTGTCCAGTTCTGGTTCAGGGGGCATGTAATTGGAAACTAAAAGCATTTTATCTTTATCGGTCAAATCTTTTTCCTGTGTATTGAATTTCAATTCTGATTTATACTTTTCAAACAATTCCAATGCAATTCTATTCCTCTCCTCGATGAGCAATTCCATGTATGCTTGCTTGCCCTTCTCCCTTCCATTTTTATTAACACCCCTGTTTTTATATGCGGCAATGGTAGTTTTAATCCTGCTTTTACTCGCAATTTTCATCAACGGAATATTGTAAGTACATATGTCATCAACATATTTTTTATAATATTCAAAAAATTCCTCACCCTTGCCATGTAAAATCAATTCAAACCCCTTATCAATGAAATCTTCTATATATCCCGGCATAATTTTGGATTTGATCGTGTTACCCGTCAATTTGACCTTTTCCTTCAAATCACCGGTTTTTTTATCTTTGACCGTCAATAGTGTGGCATAATTAATACGTGAAAGATTCAAACAGGAAATAAACTCACCGTCATTGTCAACACTCATGTACGGGGGTCTCATCTCCTCTTTGTTGAATTTCTTTATAAGAGCATTGATGCCGTTACTTCCACCGTATTTCCACATTTCTTCAATCAATCCTTCAACTTCTTCAATGGATTCACCTTCATCTGTAATGCGAATGTTGGTTTTATCCGGTATTTGGAAATTCACACCGTCAGTGACTGCAAGCAATGCAATGCAATTGTATTTTTTATACCACGTTATCGCATGTCTCAACTCCAACCTGCCGCAACAAGTGATCCGTGCAGCACAAATATTGTCAGACCAGTTGAATGATATATCGGAACCCAACGCACCGAACAATGAGTTGTTAAGAATTTTTATGGGCAATTGTTTGACTTTGAACTTCGCCCTGTTTTTATCCGTAATTTCATTATTCATTAACTTATGATACACGTCATGATCGATTTCTTTCGATAATCCAATCTCCTCTTCATTCAAATCTGAATTGTTCGCAAGTTTTTTATAAATGTTACGGGTTGTTGTAAAATACAACAACATTTTTTTCAACACACCCGTTACATCGAACATCGGGAAAATGTCCCAAGTCAATTGAAGCATCGGATAAAGCGATGCGTAATCTATTTTAACAAGCCTCCTGCTGTATCCTGTTTTAAAACACCTTGCCAATCCACCGGAAAACTTCTCTTTCACATCAGGATATGGGATCGCCAAATCATTTTCATAACTCCAAGCGGTCATGAGCAAGTTCCAGATCGATGCCGTCCCCATCGTACAAATCCGTTGATACGTGGTCGGAACAATCTTGGCAAGCATGAATGACGATTGATTGTACAATTCATCAACCTGTTCGGTCTCCCACAAGTCATCCAAAAGATATTGTTTAACAAGGTCCTTACCTTTGATAAAGGATAATATACCCTTTAAAAGAACATTCTCTTTAAACCAAACAACAAATTTTTGATTTTCATTTATAATTCCCGACCTTTCAATCTTGTACTCCCTTTCACTGATTGCACCTTCAGTTTTTTTCACTTGAATTTCATACAAAAGTTTTGTGACATCTTGAAATTCATCAGGGATTTGAAGATAATTGTTATTTTCATCAATGATGAAAATTTTATTTTCCTTGTAATACCTGCCAATGGCATTGTCTTCACCGGGAATGTACGTCCTGTTGGGTCTTGCAATTTTTTCAAATTTTGCAATGTATTTAAGTTTGTTTTCTTTAATTTCACTATTCACCGCTGCCGTTCTTTTCACCGCATGCAATATGTCGATAACTGAAATACCCCACATTTCAGTGGCAGTGAACTTATCCGTGCTCCCACCGTATTTCAAACTCACATTAGGTCTTCTGAATATCGGAATGTTTGCTTTAAGCGAGGTCAGAAGCAGGTTTAAATTCATTCTCAACAACCCCGCTCTTCCAAGGATGAAATTGAAATCGAAGTCTTCCGAGTTGAATCCTGAAATAATTGCAGGTTGCAATTTTATTACGGTATCGAAAAAATTTTCAATAAGTTTCATTTCAGATTCGTCATCATTGAATTTGTCGACTTCCAGTATGATTTCAAACCCTTTGTTGTTCCTGACGCCTATTGCAAAAACCCGTGCGGTTTCATACCGCAAACCTGTAGTTTCAATGTCGAACGTGACTTTGTTGATGTCTTTGTAATCTTCAAACCCTTTATAAAGTCTTATACCGGTTGATATGAAAAACTGTTCGGAAAGCCTTATTGAATAATACAAATCCCGGTAAAGATAAATGGGATTGCCCCTTTCGTCCTTCATTTCACGGTTACGATTGTTTTTCAGCTTTTCATAAGGATATACTCCACCATCCCTTAAAAAATTGATAATTGCATTATACGATATGCAACTTGAAATTTTATACGTGAAACCGTTTTTTAATCTTTTGTGCTTCCCTGCTTTAAGTTGTGTTATCGTTATTCCGTATTCATGTTTTTTTAATTCAAATTCATCCGGTTTTCCTGGAAATAAAATAAACCCCTTTATTGACAAGTCTTTCATATACATGAAAGGCATGTATTCAATCTTTCTTATTTCCGGGTTCTTTCCCGGTTCATGTATGATGCATTCGGCAATGTTGGTCCTTGGATCGGTTTCAACGTTCACAATGTATTTCAAATCATTGTAACCTTCAAGAAACCCTTTGATTTCGCCTAATATATTGGAAACATTCATCATTTATCATTTAAAGAAAAACTTCTAGCTTTTCTAATGTGTTCATCGGTTTCGATTTCATCATTATGTTCAAGTATCATCGAACCGGGGAATTCAATGGTCAGTTGATTCATATCGGGTGCTTTAACCGATGAAACATCACCCCAACCCCTGAATTCCTCACCATCTTTGGTAAGGACTTTACAACCCATGTCGACAAGTATGTTCGCATGATGTTTCAAAAGATTTTTTTTATAATTTTCAGGAAAACGACCAATATTGTAATAATTACTTTCAATTATATGTGAACATGGCACACATTCACAACATGGTTCGTATTGTATAATCTCACCATCCTCCGGACCAATGATCGTGGCATTTTCACAACTGAAAATCAAATCAAAATATTGTTTTGGAAGGACATTTGCCATTTGATATTTTTTCATTTTCGTCAACGGAAACACCAGAGGTTTCATTTCCAAAGAAATCGCTTCATATGATTTATAAATATTCTGAATGTCATCAAGATATGAAATTGCATCGTCATTCATCACATATCCTATTTGAAATTCATCAACATCCAAATTCTGACAGAATAATAAAGCAAATATCCAAACGGGCATTTGTGAAAATTGTAAATTGCTTTCAAATGTTTTGATATTAACATTTACTACATATTCAATATTTTTTATTTTACTTTCTCCAAAAAACGATCCCCTGAACTCTTCTAAAAACTTTTTATACAACAATTCAATCCTGTTTTTTTCAATAATGGATTTCACTTTGTTGTTCTCTATTTCAACATAAATCGGTGTAACCTCGTTACCATCCTTAAGATTCTTCCATATCAAGTACGTGGAATCCAACCCACCGGAGAATAAAACTGCAACTTTTTTATTCATCTGACTTTTTTATAAGTTAACTTATTTGTTCTATTGTTGTAACGGTATTCATAATCATCGAGTTCAAACATGTTGTTTTCCAACACTAATGCGGTGTCATCCGGTATTATGCCGGATAACCACAATGCTGATATTGAATTCATTCCAACTAATTTGAAATGATCATTATTATTTATAACATCGAAATCTAAATATATGACATCATTTTTATTAATCAAATGTTTTTCTAAAATAAAAACAAACGCTGAATTTATATTTTCTTTCAATTTTTCATCAGAAACATCCGCACCAAGTATGATCGCCTGAAATAGAAAATCCTGAAACGGGTTTACGAACCACTCATATTTACTTCCCATGCTTTTCTTTTATAATTTTAATAACATCGGACAAAACCGATTCGCTCACTTTTGATTTATAATCTTCGTTGTCCATGACCTTGACAATTTCCTTCCTCTTGCTTTCAATCAGGGAATAAACATAATCATCTATGGTGTCAGGGAATATCAAAGGATAGATGTTGACCACGTTCTTTTGCGTGATGCGGTGAAGGCGGTCGGAAACTTGATCATATTCACCTACTGAATAAGGCAGCGTCATTAAAAACAGCTTGCTTGCCGCCGTCAATGTCAATCCGTAATTGCACGTTTGTATCGAACCCAAGAAAATC